GAATGTGACGATGGTTGAATTGGCGCGTTCTTATGAATGGCAAGAACTGCAAAAAGAAAAAACATTTAATTCAGTAGGCGCAACTGAAGGCTATGATTTGCCGTCAGACTTTGACAGATTTGTAAATGAAACCTTTTGGAACATTAACGAAATGTGGCCTGTAAAAGGTCCGATGACACCAGAAGAATGGAGAATATTAAAGAACTCTACTATTTCAGGCGGTGCAACAACTGAATATTTTCGTATTCGTCAAGGGCAAACTTTAATTTTTCCGATTCCCGCTTCTGTAAATTCTTACATTTACGAATACATTACCAATCAAATTATCAAGAGTTCTGTTGGAGCTGGACAAACAGCTTGGCTTGCTGATACCGATGTTCCAGTAATCGATCCATATATTGTGCGTCTAGACGCAACTTGGAGATGGCTAGAAAAGAATGGTCGCCCTTACGCAGAAGAGCAAAGAACGGCAAACAATGCGATTGCAGAACGTGTAAGAGTAAACGGTGCAAGACGCAAAGTGAGACATAACTACAGCAATTTTGATGTTAAAATTGGATATCCACAATTAATTGTAGCTCCATAATGCCTTTAAACATTACAAAAAGCATAAAACTATCTACTGAATCAAATCAGAACTCTAACTATCTTGGGTTAGGGCAAGAAAGAAGCGGTTCTGCTTTGCGTTCAAATGTCCCTGCGCCAACAGGCGGTTTAAATACTAGAGATTCAGAAAGTGCTATGGAGCCAACCGATGCAGTAATAATGGAAAACTGGTTTCCTGCTCAAGGTTCAGTTTCTACTCGCAAAGGCTTTACAGAATATGCTACTGGTTTAAGTGGCTACGTTGAGACACTTATAGAATACAATGCTGGCGCAACCCGCAAGTTTATTTGTTGCAACAGTAGCCAAATTAATGATATTACAAATCCTGCCTCAATAGTTAGTTTAGGCACTGGATTTACAAATGCTAGATGGCAATGGGCTAATTTTAACGCCTATGTTATTATGGTTAATGGCGCAGATACGCCACAAACCTTTGACGGCACTACTTTAGCAGCAAGTACAATTTCAGGAAGTGGATTGACTGTGAGCCAATTAGATGGAATTAATATTCATAAAAATCGTGTGTATGTCTGGTCTTCTAATGCACAAGATGTTTGGTATGGCGCAACAAATGCAATCGGTGGAGTCTTCACAAAATTTCAACTCTCGCGCGTAGCTCCTTTTGGTGGCAATCTTGTATCAATGATGACTTGGAATTTAGACGGCGGCAATGGCGTTGATGATTATGCTGTTTTCCTTATGTCGTCTGGTGATGTTTTGTTGTATCAAGGTTCAGATCCTGCAACTTGGTCTTTGCTTGGAACTTATAAAATAGGTCGTCCAATTGCAATAAGAGGAGCTAAAAAGGTTGCGGGCGATATAATGATGATTACCGATCAAGATTTTGTCTTTTTTTCAGAAGTATTTAAAAATGATGGCGCAGTAACGCAAAGAAGTAAATTGTCTGGTGCTGCAATTGATGCCGTAAATTCTTACGCTTCAAATTATGGCTGGGAAGTTGTTCTTTATCCAAAAGGTGGCTGGCTTTTAATTAATGTTCCAGTAGCTACCAATGAGACCTATGTGCAATATGTAATCAATACAATCACAGGTGCAGCCACTAAGTTTACAGGCATGAACGCCATTACTTGGGGCAATTACAATAACAATATTTATTTTGGTGGCAATGGTAAAGTTTACAAAGCGGATGAAGGTTTTAGCGACAATTCTAATTACATTGTTTGCGATGTTCAAGCTGCTTACTCAAATCTTGGAAGCCCTCAAGAGAAAACAGTAAATTCATTTAGAAACATAATCAAAGCCGATGGTTCAGTAGCAATTAATTCAATAGTCAATTTCGATTATGGAAAAGAACAAACAAGCCAAGATGTAAATTCTTCTGTGGCAAGTGGTTCTTTTTGGGATGTAAGTTTTTGGGATGTGGCATTGTGGAGTCCTGAAGGGCTAACAAGAAATGATTTAGTTTATTCGTCTGGACAAGGTGTTGATGTCGGAATGCGACTTAAGACCAGCTTAAATGGACAGCAATTGAATTGGTATAGAACGGATTACAGCGTAACTGTAAGCAATATTTTGTAGAGATAATATGGGATTATTTAGATCAGCTGCAAAGCTAGTGAATAAAGTTGGAAGTTATGGTATTTATGGAAATGATTTTTTAGGGTCAGGAAGAAGCATCTTCGGAACTAAAGAGGCTGTATTTAATGACGATGAGTTTAAAAGAACTGGCGGTAAAAATGCTGATGGGACTAGTTATGCTCCCGAGCAAATCGCCGCGACAAATCTATTCAAAAATCTTTCATTAGAGCAGCAAAAGGATTTATTACTTAATAATCCTACAATAAGAACGCCTGAAGGTGGGCAATCTTACGATCCCTACACAAATACTATTTCTCTCAATGAAAGTGACTTTACAAAAGCTGAAAGACTCCGTCAAGAAAATTTGGCAGCTCAATTAAGTGGCTCTTTAAGTGGTGATTTGTCAAATGATGGTCAAGCAATCCAAGATGCTATTTTTAATCGTGGAAAAGCGCAAATTGATCCAATTGTAAGACAGCAAAGAAGAGATTTAGCAACACAATTGGCAGATCAAGGCATTCCTGCTGGCTCTGAAGGATATAACGAAGCAATGAATCGCCTAGATGATTCAATTGCTCGTCAATACACAGATTTAAGTCAAGCTTCAATCCAAAATTCAATCCAAACAAGCGAAGCAATAAGAAGCCAAAGATTTAATGAAATTGCCTCTCTTCTTGGTCGTTCGCAAGTTGGCGCTGGCTCTTCTTTCGCCCAAAATCAAGGCTCTAATTTTAGCGGATTAGACTTATTTGGAGCTGAACAACAAGGGATTAATCGCCAGTTTCAACAAAGCATGTTGTCGCAACAATTAAAACAGCAAAATAGAAATGCTCAATATGCTGCTCTAGGTTCATTGGGTGGTGCTGCAATTACTGGCGGTGCTACATATGCGGCTTCAGACGCTAATCTAAAAGAAAACATAAAAAAGATTGGAACTAGTGAAAAAGGTATTGCAATTTATGAATTTGAATATAAAAATAAAAACTTAGGTGAAGGAGTATTCCAAGGTGTGATGGCTCAAGACTTGCTAGATAGCAATCCTGAGGCTGTTCTGTCAGACGATAATGGATTCCTAGGCGTTGATTATTCTAAGATTGACGTGGAATTTAAGAGGATTCGTTAATGGCTATTGACAGAAGCTTACTCGCACAAGCCTTAGGTAAAACCACATCGCAATCTTATTTAGATGCTTCTCCTAATCAACGCGCATTATTGCAAGGGCAAGAAATCTCTAAATTTGCAATGGACTCTTCCAATTTTGGAAGTGGACAAGCTAGAGGTGTTGGATTAGCCGCACAATTAGCAACTGCTGGCGTTGGGGCTTTTACTCAATACAGAGCGCAGAAAGATTTAAACGAGCAAGAACTAGCCTCGCAACAACAATTTGCAAAACAATTTCCTCACTTAGCAGATATTGCCTCAACTCTCTCTCCTGAGACTCGCCACGCTTACACTTTAGAAACAATAAAGGCTTCTCTTAAAACAGCAGAGCCACAAAGTTCGTTTGGCAAACTAGCGGCTGATTACAAAGCTGGACTAATTGATGCTCCAACATATAAAGCGGCAGTTAGAAAAGAATCCTCTTTTGCTCCTGATTCTGCTGCAAGTGGTGGTGCAACTGGCGCAATTATTAACAACCTTAGAAGAGAAAACCCTAACTTAAGTTATTCTCAAGCCTTAATGCAGGCTCAAGGTTTAGCAAGACAGGGCTTAGGCTTTGATGCGTCTGGCAATGTTGCCCCTGTGGGTGGATTAACTGAGTCAAAAGGAGCTATTAAAGCGGCTGAATCTAAAGGTACCGAGACGGGTAAAAAAGAAGGTGAATTAGCAAGTAAATCTATTACTGCTCCTCAAGTTTTAGATTTAGTAAATCAAGCTGAAAAATTATTACCAGATGCAACAAGCGGTAGAATACAAAATATTTTTACAGCAGGAGGTCAAGTTGCTGGCATAAGCACCAAAAGGAGTAAAGCAGATTCTCGACTAGATGTTATTGCCGCCGATTTAACTTCAAATGTTCCAAGAATGGAAGGTCCACAAGGCGTGGCGGATTTGCAACTTTACAAAGAAGCCGCTGGTAATGTTGGGAACAGAAATATTCCTTTTGAAGATAGATTAGCAGCTTTACAAACTATTAAAAGCACTAATGAAAAATATGCTAAAGCGCGTCAAAACCCTTTTAAAGCACCAGTTTCAGGTAAATTTACCTCTAGCAATGGCGTATCTTACGAGGTAAGCAATTAATGCCAATTGTAACTTTAGAAACAGGTCAAAAATTAACTTTTCCCGAAGGAACTACTTCGGATCAAATAAATTTTGCTGTCGATGAATTTGTTACAAAAAATGGTATTAGCCCACAAGAAGCACCTGCTCAACAAGCACCTGCTGCGTTACAACAACCAGCTCAAGAGCCTCAATCTTTCCAAGAGCAAATAAAACCTTACAGAAGAAGTGCGTCAGAAGATGCTAAAACAATGATTAGCGCCCTTTATTCAGGAGCCGAGGATTTAGGCACTGGTATTTATCAGGCTGCTGCTAACTTAGGATTTGATTTTAGTGGAGCTAAAAAAGTGTTGTCGATGGTGAGACCTGATTTAAGAGAGCAAATCCAATCACTTACTCCCGAAGATATTTCTCAAGTCTTAGCTGATAAACAGAAAGCAAAAAATGCTGCAGAAGCTGATAAACCTCTTGGATTCAAAGCTATTAAAGAAGTTGTTAAAATCATTCCATTCTTAGCTGCTGGATCAACAACTGGCAAATTAGTATCTGAAGGCTTGGCAACTGGTGGAAAAGTAGCTCAAACTCTTGCTCCAATTGTTGGACTTGCTGCAAGTGGTACAGTTGGAGGAGCTGAAATGGCTGCGTTATCTCCACAAGAAGAAGCTGGCTTAAAAAATAGAGCTTTAGAAACAGCAAAAGGAGCGGCTACGGGTGCAGCTTTTGGTGCTGGGCTTGGTGTTGGTGGAAAGCTTGTTGCTCA